CTGCAACAATTTGATCCATTTTAAATACGTTGCCCGAACTGGCAGGGTTAGACGCCAGAACCAACGCAGTAGTCACAGCAGGCGTCAGATAAACTGTCTGCCCGTAAATCTGCGTGACGTTAACGATATTAGGGTTTGCCATTTATATACTCCTTAGAAGCCAAAGATCATCGCCATTGCGATAGATTTGCCTGTCGTAATACCGCCAGCAGCAGGCGTTTGCCATGAAGCCACAGTGCCGTTAGAGGTCAGCACAGTACCGTTTGAACCAATCGTAGCCAACCCTGTACCACCGCTTGCAATGCCTAGCGGGTTTGTTAACGCCAGCGTAACAAGCTGCGTAATTACATCTGATACGTTTGAGCCATCGTTGTACAGCAGCATTGATTTGCCAGCAGGAACCGTAACAGTTGTACCTGTGGGCGTTGCGTTACTGCCGTTTGAGATGACCACTGAATTCGACAGCCCATTCGTGACGATGTACTGCTTTTCTATCGCCGGAATGAACAACGTCTGCTGGTTCGTGATTGTGCCAACCAAGTTTAGCCGCAGGTTACGTGCGGTCTGGCTGGCATTTGTGTCTGTCAGCGCTATGGCTGTGTTCGAGCTGGCGAACGTGACGTTGGCAGAACCAGTGATGGCTTCTTCAAGGGCTGTGCCAAGGTTGGTGTTTGTAGTGGCACCCCACGTACCCGCTTGATCGCCGGTGCCGATCAGCTCGATCTTTAGCGCGGAATATGTACTTGCCATGGTTCTTCCTTACTCATTAGTGTTAATCAGCGACCAATCTTCGGTTACGCCTGTATCAATCAACTCCCACTGCAGCCGTCGCGATGTAGTATCTGATGCCCTTACTGTTTCTGCGATGCTGATTCGTATCGTGCCTGTTACGCTAATTGTTTCACTTGCTGTTGCGTCTTCAGTTACAGCGGTTTGGAACTGCGCCAACGCTGCTGCTGTTTCTGCCGCGGCAACTGCTTCTTCAATTAACGTCTGCAACACCACTAGCCCAGACACTGCAACACTTGCGTTAGCGTTCTCCGTTACAAACGCTGGTACACCAAACGCGCTTGTAAGTTCTTCAGACGCCGTGACAGTCTCTGCCACATTTGCCACATAAGCAGGTGCGCCTGCTATCGTGTCACTGCCTGTTGCCGTTTCACTGACATTGCCCGGATACTGCGGTGTTGCCCTTGCTGTATCGCTACCTGTTGCCGTCTCACTTACTGCGGTGCCCAGAACCACCTGCGTAATTAACCGGTCTGTTGCTGTTAGCGTTTCCGTTACCCGGCCATTGACAATAAACAAGCTGGATACTGTCTCAACTCCGTTTGCCGTCTCACGCACTGTACCAACCAGTGCTACTGCACCTGCTACCGTTTCACTGCCAGTTGCCGTTTCAAGTACAGATACGGGCAGGGCAAGACCACTAGATACAACGTCAGTAGCAGTAACAGTTTCACTTACCGTTCCCAGTTGTGGCAGTGCTGTTGTTAGCGTATCTGCCGCAGTTACCGTCTCGATGATGGTAGCAAGTATGGGCGCAGCGGTGTTGTATTCTTCGGACGCAACAACTAAACCACCATTACCAAGCCCCCAACCATCACTGCCCCATGGACCGTTACCCCAGCCGCCATTGGAGACTAGCGGGTAGTAAACCGAACAGCCCCACCCTGCTTCGCCCCATGTGCCGCTGCTGTAGCCGCCATCGACAATAGCCACTCATTACTCCGCAGAGACAAGCTCGTGCTCAGCAAACCAGCGTTCTTGCGTAACAGTACCATCTGACCATTCAATCAGATACCAAACAACCCCATCCTCGTCCATGCGCATTTTCTGCACAGGACCTTGCGGAACAGTAGCGTTTACGCGAACAGCCTGACCTTTTTGAAATGCCGCCATGATTAGCTCCTGTTACGATGCGTCAAGGTTGAACGAATACGTGATGTTCAACACGTCACCACTGACCACTGTACGGTCGCCCGGCGATTGGAAGTCCGACACCGAAAACAGCGTACCGGATGTACCCGTAGCTACATTAGCCAAAAACGCGCCTGCAATAGTGGCGTTGGCGTTCATGGTGAACGACGCAGCCGAAGAAGCGTTGTTGATGTTGGACGGATCAGCCAGCGTAGCTGCGCCAAACGTAACGGCCTTGCGGTTGCCCGTGTAGCTTGTGTTCTCATCCCAGCCAGCGTGCGATGCCAGAGTATCGCCGCCAGAATAAGTGGTCGAAGATGAAGTGCCGTTGACCAGACCCAGATACCATGCAGCGGTGTAAGCCGAACCTGCAAAGAACTTGGTGTTCATATCTTGCAGACCAGTGTTGACCACGAGGTTGGGCGCAATCTCAACCCACTTCTCGTTGCCGTTGCTGTCGTAGCAAGTAACGGTAAATACACCACCGCCAGACGCGCCTTCAGCAAAGCCCGTTTTGCGCTCAACAGCAGCGCCCACGGTTTCACTTGTTTTAGAAGTTTCAATGCTCATGATTACTCCTTAGTTAATACGTATCAGCGCACTGGACGCTGTGTCAGGGGGTAAAGTCACAGTAAACGTGTTGTTGCCTGCCTGTGTCTTGTCAGACCCAAAATCCAGCACAGCAATTGACGCGTTACTCCTTGTCGTGTTGTATATCAAGGCACCACGTGCCGTAAACTGCGCAGGGTCCCACACCGGGTTTGAGAAGCTCACATACACTATCCCGTTGCTGGTTGAGTTGACTGTCACATTTGACAGTGCCTGCCCACCAGCGGTGTACCCTGTACCACTAATCTCGTTGTCCGAAGAATACACTGTTGTATTCTCGTTAATGTCTGCAAACGCTGTGTACAGCGCCATCTTCAGTGCATCAGAGGCGACATTCTGCCGTCCGTTCACCATGTCAAGCTTGAAGCTTGTTGTCAATCCTTGGCGAATAGTCATTACGTCACCGGCACCCTAACTTGTCCACTGCGGTACGCATCCTGACGCTCCAGACCATCACCCAGACGCTTCAATTCCGCCATGGCTTCATTGTACTTAGCCTCGACGTTTTGAATCAAATCCGTTTCACCCTTCATGAACAAATACGCTTCCCGCAACGCACCATAAAGCAACGCCGGGTCATAGTTGTCGCCCAGCCATGTCCTGCCGTCCGGTGCTACCGTAATTGACTGCGGGTAATAGTAATAATGCAACTCCAGCGTATACGCGGAATCAGGGGTAGGGCCAAAGATAAACGCCAGCTCGTCCGTAATGACGTTGCTGCTGGTAGCAGGACCAAACAGCGCGTAGTACTGGGGCAACCCCGTATCAGCCGGGGTGGGGTACGCCTCACGGATGTAGTTCACATCCTTGTTCAAAAGATAGTGATATGTCTCGTTTGACGTGCCGTAAGCTTCAATGACTGCCAACGAATACGACGAGAGAAAGTCACCGGGGCAGGGCAGATACTTGTTGTTGGCTTTCATGGGGCCTGTGACGTTCTTGCGAAGTGCAGGTATCTGCACCGCGTTGTAAATGCGCGTCTCGGCCTGCTGCACGAAGACAGGAATATTCGCTACGAAGGTCGCTTCGTAGTTCTCTGTGTACTCCTGTATCGCATCAACAAGTTCGGTGTACGTCATTTTCAGCCCATCGGTCCACGCGCCATGACGCCTTTGGTTGCAGCGCCAGTGCCACGAATCTTGATGCCGGAAGTCTTGACTTCAGGGTAGTTGCCTTTGCTGATGCCGTCCACAGACGGATTGATCTGCGTTAGCCGCTTAGCGCCTGACTCACTTTTTGTGGCGTTTGCCATTACTTGCTTGATTCCGTTCTTAGCCATGACTGCTCCTTAACCGGTTTTCTGGTTGGCGACACGGGCAAGGTTACGCCCCATCTTCTTCATCTGGTCAGTAGTCACGCCACCTTTTGCCATGCCTTTGCCTTTGTGCATGCGCTTCTCATGGGCTTTGACTTCCTGCCGCGCCACTTTTCTCATGTTGTCCATACCGTACTCCTAGTTAATTGTTACGTTTGCCACAGTTGTTTCTGCCACCAGATAGTTAGGCGTCAGTCCTGCATCATTTGCCCTTGCCCCACCCACCGGTGCCCAGCCCCACTGGATGATACGACTACCGCCTGACGGCGTACCATCCGACAACAGCACTGGCGAAGCATTTGCCAAAATCTGCAGCCCACCATAACCGGACTGAATGTAGCTGTTGTCCCTGCGTGGTTCCCGCACTGCTTGCGGATCGTCCACCGGATACATACCTAACTGCAACTGCGGCTGGTCGGGTTCCCAGCACGTCTGGCACACCTTGATTGTGACCTGTTTAGTCTTGATCACAAGATTTTTCAATTCCTTCAGCTTGTAGCGCTGACCACACCGGTCGCACTCCGCAATACTGAAGCGGCCTGACGAAAACCTGTTACCCATTACGTTATAAACATCTGTCGCGGCACCAGACGTTCCGCGGCTTTCTCGCGGTCTTCACCTGCTGCCAAATCCCATGCCTCGTCGTACTGCGCCTTCAAAAGCACCGTGCGCTGCTCTGCACCGGGCACCTTCAACGACAGCATGTACGCCAACCCCGCAACCAGCGCATTGGTAAAACGAAACGGAATGTCCACTGCGTTCACACCGTTTCCTGCGTCAAATATGCGCCTAAGACGCCAGTAATAAAACACGTAGTACGGGTTGGCTTCCGTACCTTGGTCTGGCGCAGGCCAGACATTGATCTGAGGATGCGAAACATCGCCTGTGCTTGACCCCACCCGCTGCCCACTTTGGCGGTTTATCCACACCTGAATGGGTCTGCCTTGCGCCAGTTTGTTAGGGATGGTGGAGTACGTGGAGACGGAAATGCGCGTGATGTTCAGATCAGTTTGGTTGGGCACGTCACCAGATTGTGTACGAATAACATGCTCAAGTAAGTCAACAGTATCATCAGGGAGATCATAGGTCGTCTGTCCTTGCACCATGTTGATTGAGCCTTGCTCAATCGTCCACAAGTTAACACCACGGTTTGCCCACTCG